AAAAACTACAAGTTCCCAAATCTATATACTAAAAGTCCTAGTTCTAGCTAAGCATGAACGAAATGACCGGTGAACGCAGTGAACCAAGGGAATAAGGTGAATGCGTGCGGGAGAGTTACACTATTTAATAATAGTTAATCTATAGTTACTACTATTACTTCCTCCCGCTCACCTGCACTCACTTCTACTCACCGGCTACGCCTTAGGTTCGTTTGTTCGTGGCAGTTTCGCTAGATTAGAGTTACATTAAAGCAATTAACTTATAGTATAAAGTAGGTTATTTATACTAGGAATGGTGAAATCGGCTGAAATTGCTCGCTATCGCTCGGAAAGCCAGACAGGAGCATTGGTATTACTCAAGCACAAATCGACCAATCTGGCCCAATTCTCTCTACGCCACCACGCCATATAATCTTTACTCTCTTTCAGTGGGCTACAGGCCACACCAGGCAAGGGATGCAGACCTTAAAACTGCAATTTACCCCTTTAAAACTGCAATTTACCCCTTGCCCTACAAATAAATTTGACTTTTGCAAACTTAATTGCTATACTCTTGTAAACTAAATAAAGGAGTAACGCATGGCAAAAAAAGATATATGGCGAAATAACGTATTAATCCAAGGTAGATATGAACTATCTTTAGGAGAAACTAGATGTATGTGGTTTGTTCTAGTACATAATTATATAGGTAAAGTCAAAGTGCCTAAAGGGACAAAAGGGGCAGAAAGAATCGTTAAAAAGGATAAAGAAGGGAAAGAGGTTGAGACCTATTACTTACATAAAGGTATAGAAAAAGATGTAGAGTATATCATTGATTTAGATAAGTATGCTGAGTTATGGGAGATTCGTAGAGACCAAGCATATAAGGAAGTAAACGAGGCTCTAAAATCACTAGAACATAGAAGCATAACCTTAAAAGCTAGTGATATTAGACCAGATTTAAAGAAAGGTACAGCAATTATACCTTGGGTATCAGCAGTTACCTTATCGGATAGCGGTAAACCTTCTATAGAATGGAATAAATATATGGTAGGCTATCTTAATGACCTGCAAAGGTTTACCAAGATTAGGATAGAAAGTCTAGTGAATTTAAGGAAATTCTCCTACATTCGCTTCTATGAAGTGATGAAACAGTATGAGAAGGTCGGGAAAAGATACTTTACAGTAGAGGAATTAAGGGAATTGCTCGAAAATAATAGTTCTTACGATGAATTTGGGTTTTTTAAAAGAAGAAAACTAGACCCTGCTGTTAAAGCAGTTAATATGTTTACTGAGATTAATGTTAGTTATGGGAAGGAGAACTATGTTAAGGAAGGTAGGAAGGTTATAGGGATATGGTTTTTTATAGATAGGGAGGAGAGGAAGGTGGAGAAGGAGAAAGAGAGGGAGATTAGGGAGATTTTGAAGAAAGAGGGGAGGAGTGATTAAATAAAATAGGTTAATTATGAGTTGTTGAGGAGGCTTAAATTTACTCAATTATCTATAATCCAAGCACACCACCACACCAAACAATGTAATAGTACTGGTAAAAAATGGGCAAATCGCTCTAGGCCAGAGCTATCAAGGGTTACAGAGGTTTTAAAATTTTGAAAAAGGAGAAATTGGTTCCTAAAAAGGAGAAATTGGTTCCACCTAACATTAAAAAGAAAAGAAATTGACATGATTCCCTTTCTTTGATACCATACTATTTTAGGGAGGGTAACGCATGAAGCACAAACATTTAGCAGTATTCGACAATGAATTTCTACAATCTAGCTACTCTTTAACTTTAAACGAAAAAAGAGTACTTTGGGCTACAGTAGCTAAAATAAATCATTCTACAAAAATAAGTTCAGATACTTGGTATGAAGTAGACTTAAAAGAATTTGCAAAAATAGCAGGAATAGTTCCTAAAAAAGCCTATTCCGAAGCAAGAACAGCAGTAGGTTCCTTAAAAAGAAAGGAATATACTTTATACTATGGGAAAATTAAGGTTATTTGTAACTTTTTTAGTGAAATCTTACTAGATGAGGAAAATAAAATCTTAAAGGCCCGATTTAGTCCAAGTTTTATCCCTTATATTTCTGAACTTACAGAAAAATATAATAAAATGGATTTGTACGAGTGTTTTAAAATAAGAAGTACATATACTTGGAGGTTCTATGATATATTTAAAACTATGGATGGGCAGCTAAAACATAGAAGATATCCAACTGTAACATTGTATTTAGAAGAACTTTATGATATTGTTCTGGCGAAATCAAGTTATCGTACCTTTGGGGAGTTTAATAAACATATTTTAAAGCCTATGGTGAAGGAACTAGAGGAGTTAGAGATAGCAAAAGTTATTATAACTCCAGTAAAAGTAGGGAGAAAAACAGAAAAAATAAAATTTATAGTTATTTGGTGGAGGTTTGTAGATGATAACAAACACGATGAAGAAATAAATGAAATTCTTAAAGAAAATAATTTAGAAACAGCTATTTTCAGAGGCAAAGATGCGAAAATTAATTTACCAAGTTAAAGAAACTGAAGTAGGTACTGCAAAATGGTATTGGAAAGTTCTTCAGCCAAGGGCAGGGGTTAAGTCTACAAATGATAGTTACAGGATGTTTACTTATTATTGTAGGAAATTAAGGAAGAAGTTTAAAGAAAATGAGATAGATATAAATGAATTTAATAATTTATTGTTTGATGTAGTAAGGGAAGTGACTAAAGAATACCCAGAGGATTTTAATGAAGATAAGTTAGGGTGGTGGAGTAATGAGGAAATTGTTAAGTTGATTAAGGAAGGAAAGGTAAGTATTGAGGGAGAAAAGGTTAGGAAGGAGGGCTAAGAGTAAATGATGAAGGGTTATAGAAGGTAAAGGTGATTGGGATGAATATAGATAAGGTAGAAGAGTGGGAAAAATGGTTACTAGCTAATGGTAAGCTTAGAGTTAAGGTTAGTGATAGTGGGAATGTTCAAGGTACTCCTGTTTATACAGGGTTTTGGTTGTGTCATTGGTTCTCTGCTGAGTTTTCTGGAAGTAGTTATGAGGAGGTTATTGGGAAGTTGTGGAAGGAAGGAAAAGATTGGGATGGTTGTTCCTAGATACTTTTTAGAAAATTACAAACATCTTAAGACTACTAGGGCAGAGATTTCTTAGGAAGGAGAGGTTATGAATAAAGAAACAAGGGCAAAATATGCTGACTATATAGCAAAATGTATGAGAGAAGCGATGAAAGAAACAGGGTTAACATGGCCGGATGACACTATTTTATGTGTAAAATCATGGTCAGAGTTAGCCGAGCTAGATGAAATTATAGGAATAAAGGTTTTTGTAACAGATATACCAAGTTCGTTTGATTTCTTTTTTGCTTTTCCTTCTGAGAATGAAAGTTGTTATAGATTGTTGAAGGCTTTTAGAGAGAATGTAGAGTTGTGTTGAGATTGAATGGTAAGTTGAGAGAGATGGGCAGAGAAAATAAAGAGTTTGTTGAAGCGGTAACTGGGTTTAGTGGAGAAAGGGAGGGTAGTTTTAGTTTAGGGGGGGTTAGGGATAGTAATGGAGTAGAGATTAAATGCGGAGATTTACTTCTTTACTATGAAGTTAAAAAAAGTTATATAACTAGGCAGTCCCAAGATGGGTGGGGCAGACCTCTTATATTGCCGGAACCTGTAAGAATAGAAAGTAAGCAGCAAACCTTAAAAGGCACAGTAAAGTACTCTAGTAAACTGACAGGGTTCGTAGTTAAATTTGAGGGGTATCTTTTAGATACTGCTAGGAATGAGTTAGGTTTAGTTGAGTTACTTTTAAGGGCTAGAAGTAGGAAAGAGAAGGTAGTTGTGGTGGATAAACTAAAGTTACTTAAACTTAAGGCAAAGTCATTTATTGATGTTAAGGTCTGTGACGGAGAAGATAGCTCAGGATAGTTGTTCTTTTAGTCCTGATGAGTTACAAGAATTACTTGATGAAATGTTGGAGAGTATTTATGAGTAGATTAGTAGATAGATATAAGAATAGTAAAGTAATTAAAATGGGTGATATGAAGCCTCTTGAAGTGGGAGAAATAGTTGGTGCAGGTTCTGATTATTGCGGGCATAAGGTTATGCGAACAGCTAGTGTAAATGGGTTTGAGGTAATAGATTTATCTGAAATGAAGGCAAATATATGTTGGGTTATTAAGGAATGTAACCTTCCTGTCAGATTACTAGGAAAAGGGGAAACTTTGTTGTTAGAGTTAAGTAATGAGGATTAGATATGAAAATCGTAGACAATAATATTATGGATATACTTCGTTTAATAGACAGGAATTGGTACGGGGGAGGGAGATTAATTTCTTGGAAAGGTTATAGAAAAGGTAAACTTACCAGAAAAGGGAAGAGTGTTGTTAGGGTTTTAGAAAGGGAAGCAAATATAACTATTAAGAAAGGTTATGGCATTACTTTAACCATGCAGTAGAAATTGTAGCTAGGATAAAACCATTAATATAATACTCTTCAGGCGGTATTTACCATATATAGTGGAGATAAAAGATGAAAATAGAGCAAGAAAATTCACAATTTAAACCAATTACGATAACATTAGAAACAAAAAGTGAGGCAGAAGCCTTCTTTGGACTAATAGATAAAATGACTGACCCAGAAAACAGAATAGCTAATTGTCCTGGGGTAAGTCCAAAAGAGAATGACTTATTAACTAATTTATGGGTTGCTTTTTGTAATAAGACAGTGAATATATAAAATGATTTAGGGAAGAATTTTTAATGATTCTTCCCATTTAAGCTAGATAGAGTCAAATCTTTCCCATTTCTTCCCATCTAAACATAGAAATACTTGCTTTTCTTCTACTTCCTTAAAGTCACAGTGGATAAAATGTTGATTAACATACATACAGGTCCTAGTATAGCTAGATTCCTTTAATAATCCCCAAAGTTCCTGTAATTTATCGGTTTGGCAAGTTAAATCAACAGCACCCTTGCCTTTGTAACAATGTTCGCTATTTCCACTTCTTCCTTTCAGTAACTCCCATTCTTTCGGTCTATACCCCGACTTTTTAGAAATAATAATAGGCACCCCTAGTTCTTCCCTGATTTTGTTAAGTACAGGAAAATGATACTTTTTTATCTTCTCTTTAACATCAGATGGGAGAATAAAGATAGGTTTATAAAATTCAGTTACTTTAAAATAATTTTTCATTCATTAGAACCTTTAGTAAGTTCAAAACAATCAAATTTTTCTGGTTTCTTTATCATATCGAGACTAATTAATTTCCTAACTTCCGCACAGTTAGATAAAGTAAATAACATATCTACCCTTCTAGTAGCAACAATATTCTCTTTATAACGAAACGAAACTATAATCATATTACTCTTGTACCTGTTTATGCCATTGAATTAAAGTATTACACCTATTTTGGGCTATTTTGTATTGGTTAATTGTGGATGTTAAATATTCTATAAGGTCGACCTCTCTAATGGGGGAAGGTTGTCTATCGGAATTAATAGACTCGATTCCGGCTTCGGGCATAGGGCGGATAAGTTTGTTGAGCAACCGCTTAGTACCGATAGAAATATTACAGTCACTATCAGTTTTTTGTACTTTGGTAACATATTTTGGTACTTCCTTTACGATGGTTTTATAAACAATCTTAGTTTTTGCTTGGTTCTTGGCCAGAGTAGTGAGTAAATGGTCGTTTATCTTCCTAACTTTAGCTAGTTTCTCTCGTTCTGCTTCTAAAATTGCTACTTTTTCGGTTTCTGCTTGCAAATTTCTTAAATAATATCCGCTAGAGAAACCAGTTAAGAGTAAAGCTGCTATAATATAGGGATTAATCATCTTCTGGGACTTTATTAAGAGCGCTATCCAGGGCATATCCTATTCCGAAAGCATTAGCAAGAGTTTGGCTAGATAATTCCACATCTCCTACTTGGTACAGTGCAATAATTGCAGTAAAAATAGAAATAAGAGACTTTTTAGTTTCATTTCTATGGGCTAATAGGTATCTTTTAAAACTATGTAAAGTTTGTTTCCTTACCCTTTTCTTGTACCAGTGAAGAAAAAGTCCTATATAAGCTACTAATAAAAGTGCAGTAAAAGTCATATTATGGTCTCCAATGCGAAGCTCCGAATAATCTAGCAGAGAAATAAACTATCTTTGCTAAAATATAAGGAGCCCTAAGTTCTAACATAGCTCTATACAAAACCGCATCCGCCGCATATCTGGCTAAAGATAAGGTACACTTACCAGAATACAAATAATCATGTACAACACTGGCCTCCCTTATAGCAGGGGAATCTCTATTTATAATCCATCTAGGTACTATTTTAGGTATAGTAGCAAAATCAGTTATAAATCCTTTCGGGACCTTTATAAACCCTACAACTTCATCTATATAATAGAAATCGGATAGTAGTTTTCGTTTATTAGTCCCAATAATTGGTTCTACTTGTAAAGGAGTTAGATAAGTCATAATTATACTGGAATTTCCGCTCCTATAGTTAGTAATGTATTGTTTTCTGAGTGGTAAGATGCTTTAATCCATGCTGACGAGCGGACTACTCCAGCAACTCTTGCTTCATCCATAAGTCCTTGTAAATTATATCCATCAAAACTCCTACCTATAAAAAATGTCCCTGTACCTTGAAAATTAGCAGAAGCAGTGTCGTTTGCAACTAAAGTACCATCAAAATATAAATTTCTGGATTTTGTTGTAGCATTATAAGTAGCTGTCCATAGATGTATATTTGTTATATCCGTATAAGTAGTGGTTGTATATAAATCATTACCATAAAAACCAAAACCAAAAGTATCGTTCGTTCTGAAACCTATATGAAGGCCAATATTGGTGGAAGGAGTCCCTTGTCCTACTACTAACTCTAGCAGACCAGTACGCTCTCTTTTAACTAAAAAGGATATTGTAAAGTCTTTATTAGCTAAATTAATACCTGTACCTGTATCTATATGGCTATTAATTCCGTTGAATAATGTAGCATTAGCAATTTGTCCCGTAGCAGTAGAAACACCACCAGAGGAAGTTCCGTCATTATTATTAATTGTACTATCTATTCGAGTAGGGGAATCTCCTAGATGCCAAACTCCCAGATAATTATTATCCCAAACCCATTCAACATTTTGCCCATCAGTCAAGGTAGTGGTTGTATAATACATATAAAAAGATGTATCAGAGGTAGAAGAGATGCTAGGAAGTTTTACCCAATACTCAGCTACATTATTTACACTATCATGTCTTTCTCTTTCATAAGCTAGTACAGTAATCCCATCAGTTAGTGTAAATCTAATATCACTTCCGTTACTACTAGAAGAGGTAAAATTAAAGTTAGTGGCATCGAGCTTAACAAGAACAGGAAAATCTAATAAATCAGCATCTATCAAACTACTAGAAATTGTAATAGTCCGTTTAACTGTATAATTGCTTATGCTAAAATTAGCTACAAAAGGTGCGAAAGTAAAATCAAATATATGTTTAAAGGTTTGGTAGCTTAATTCTCCTAAACGGTTTGCTTTTATCTCTAAGGCTACTTGGCCGAGATAGTCTGAGGATAATAGACTAGAAGTGCCTGTCACTCCAGTAGCGGTAACTAAGTCTGCTTGTGTATCTGTTCTATAAAGTCGTAGGTCATAAACTACACCAGCTTCAGAGGTCACATTCCCAGAAAACCAATCAACATATCCAGCGGTTTGTTGGATTCTATTCCTAGTAGCCCAAGTTACGGTAATACCTGTACCTTTAACAAAACTTGCAGGAAAATAACTCCCATTTAACTGTACATTAGCTGGGGGGTAAGGTTTGTGCAATCTTCCTACCAAAGTTATGCTATGTTCAGTAGCAAGGGAAATATCTAATGACCCTTTAGCGGTGGTAGGTAGGAATTTAACTTTAGGGGTTTCTCCGATCAAATAAGTAATTTCGTCAGACACACCATTATTCCCTACGCCCCACACCCTACTTCCTGTTAAATGTACTTCCGGGATAGTATCTAAAATACCTCTATTTACAGTTATAGAGGTGCCGGATATTGCTACAACCTCCATAAATTCACTATCTATTTGTATAAACTCGCCGACTGCTGTAAGAGAAAGATTCGTTACATTTTCTATAGGTACGGTTGTAGTTTGTCTATTTATACCCGATTGAAGTGTAGCAGAAAAACAAAAGAAAGCCGTAACCCTAAACTCATAATTAGTCCCAGTAGTTGTCCACATTTCCGTAGATATAGAATCGGGCGTAGGTTTAACTAGGGTACCTATCATATAGGTTTCTGTAGGATCAATAGATTGTGCGAAAGAATCTCCTTTTAGCAAGGCTACTGAATAATAAGGTACTTCATCTAAAAGAGCATATGGGGCATCTAGGGGGTCAGATATAGGATCAGTCCAAGCTGTTCCAGGTAAAGAAGAATAGATTACATCTGGTGCATTAAATATATCTTGGATACATTCTATAGATATAGTTGGCTTAGTAACAGTCCCCAGGTTTATAGAGATAACCCTCATAACTATAGTTCCATCTACATAATCAGGCCAATTTAGTCGAAAAGCATCACCCACATTAAGATTTTCTGCATCTCTATTACATAAAATTGTACAAGTATACAAAGGAGTGGAACTTTGTTGTACATCCCGAATTGCCAATCGTTGTGCTATATCTGTAGTAGCTACTCCAGAATAAGTAATAGTTTTAGAAACAGGCGCACCCTGTCTAGCATACAGAGCATTATCTACAGCAGTAACCGTATTCTTTTTATTGGTTGTATTGTCTATATATTTTACAGTTATAGAACTAATTAAATCTCCTACCGATCGTCGGTTAAAATCTTTTACAGCTACTATATTTGTCTCATCTAAAAGAGTAAGAGATGAAGGGTCATTTATCTTTCTTATAAGGTTTAGGTGAAATGTTCCGTCTTTTCGATCAAGATAAAGGGAGCCTTGTATATGTTTTAAAACATCAGTTATAAACCCTTCTATTGATTTTTCTTGGGTCCATAGCCAGGAAAAGCCTAGTCCTTCATTGTAACAAGTTTGTGCGGAAGCTAGAAAGCTTGTTTCATCTATTAAGTTATCTGATAGTCCTCTTCCCCAAGTTAAGTCAGTTAGGCATTCTCGTATAACATGTACAGCATTTATAAGATCGGGCACTGGTTCAGCTAGACCATCCTGCCATTGAACAGCTCCGTTCCTTCTTTTATGGATTCTGGTACCTTTAAACAACCAGGGTTTTAAATAATAATTAGTTCCTAGATGTACTTTATTAAGGATTGCTGATACCACGCCTTTAAAATTGGGGATATTCGTACCAATAACACTTTGTAAGTAGGCATTTTTACCCTGAGTCGGTTCCCCGAACTCTATATCTATGTCTCCAGAGACCCCACCTTCTCTAGTTAGTCCCCCAAAAAGTTCTTCTTTATTTATCGTTATTTTTCCACCTGTAGTAGTTCCTGCCCATGCTTCTTTCTCAGAAATTTGGATTTCAGTAATTTTATCTATAGGTCCATGACATAGGACGAAATGGATTCCTACATAATAGTTGGACGCCTTAGGTCTAGGTGCTTTACCTCCGGGCATACACGTACCTCACTATTTTAATAGCCGTAACATCATCCGTAGAGACTAATTGACTAGCCATCAACCCATTTTTAACTACGTCTTTCCATACAAATCCGTGAGTAGCGCAAAAAGCTTTCCAGCCTGGGATACATCCACCTACTTCTCGTGCATGAGAAACTGTAATTATCTTATCCTCTTTTTGGATAAGTTTAAGTAATTCATTAGTCGATTTCATTATTTTTTACCACTGGATGGCATTTCTACTAAGATAATTTCAACATCCCCGTACCATGCTACAAATGGGGATTTTATAGCCCTAGTTCCGAATAGCACAGGGATAGAAGTGCCTACTTCTGCATCAGGAACGTCAAACGGTTTACTATCAGGAATCAGCTCCTTTGGCTTCATCGCAAAGAAAGAACCTATAGGCCCAAGAATGAGCAAGTATAAAAATAACTTCATACTTAGTATTTTCATTATAGTAGTCCTGTAGAATTAAAAGGATTTTTAACAGGGGTTCTAGCAAACCCGCCGAAATTATCTAAATTATTATAAGCTATACAGTTGGCTTCAGTTAGTCTACATCCTGGGTAAAGTTTTATAGTTCCTGCAAGGGTCCCAGTAAAGGGTAGAGATAAAGTAAGAACTCCCCCACTTCCATGTTTTAATATATTTCTTACCTGCCCTTCCATCTCGGCTATACCGTTATTAAAATATCCGTCGGCTTCGGTAATTGTTGGGATAGTTATTACTGCACTAGAAGCTGTAACAGTGTACAGAGATTCCCATGAAGATTTAACAACTCCACAATCCGCTGAATATAGTACATGCCGACAAGTTAAAGTAAATTTATTATGAAGCCCATTTCGTTCCAGAGATGTTATAATAGAGTCACACTTTATAGATATTTTACCGCCTGTAACACTTGCACTAAGAACTTTTCCTTTCCAGTAAGTTAAACCATCTTTGAAAATTGTGACAGCTATTGGCCTTTCTGGTATAGAGACAGTCAATGACTTTATATATTGATTCGATCTATCAAATTGTAAAGTGATAGGTATTTTGGAAAAATTATCTGTAAGATGTATTCCTGTTCTTTTTACAACAGTAGGGATGTAATTTACTCCATTTAAAGTTTTACCAAAAATAGTAGGAGTAAATCCATAATTAACCCCATTATCTTCAAATAGATACAATTCACTCATGCTACTACCTCGATTACAGGGATTCTTACTTTAGTTATCCCATTAGAATGTAGAAACTCTATAATATCAGAATCAAACCTAACTTTGGTCATAAATTGAATAGATTTTACATTGTTTATATCACTGGTTATTATAGGAGTTATAGCTATACTTGCTGTACCGTCACCATTATCTGTAGCAGAAGTAACTTGTACAGATTGTTCTATATCCCCTATTATTCGGATATGTTGTGGGGAGTATTTATCCCAATTGTTTTGGATAACTTTTATAGAGTTATTTCCTGCGAGCACGGGATTAATATTAATCATATCGGTCATAAAGGAAGGAAGCCAAAAAGTAAAATATTTCCCCTGAATTGCGTCTATTTGCCTGCGAAGATTGTATAGTTCTGTTCTGTTCCTAGCCGTAAATGTTATAGTGTATTTACCCCTGTTATATGATTCTTTATCAACTTTAACTATATCGCCCGTACTATTGTCAATAGTTTCTTGGCTTCTTATATAACCAGAAGATAAACTACCAGAGATAACAGGAATAGTTTTTAATATTCGTAAACCTAAATAAGTCTCCGATACCCAATTTTCGGAAACAAAAGGAGCAGTATCTATTATATTTACATTTGCAAAATATCTATTATTTTCTCTTAAAGTAAACCGTATTCCTTTTGTAGCATATCCCATTTTTATAGGAGCGAGGTAACAATTATTTCTTTCTTGCTCTGTCGGATTTATGAAAGTTACCGAGGAACTTGTCATAGATTCTACTTCCACAGCTTCAAATTTATCATAACTTTCCCATAGAATGAGAGTTGACCCTACTTCAATTTCAAGTTCAGAGTTATCGAAAGATAATGTTTGTGTTCCTGCCGGGATATTATTTATTTTAACCCAATCCGTCCATAAAGGCAAACCTAATTTTAACTGCGCAGTGGCGTTTGCTTGGGTTTTAGCTGCCACATACTCTTTCTGTGATTTAAACCTATACTTTGTTTGTAGACTTATTCTAGGTACTTCTCTTATTTTTTCTCTTTGCTCTCCAGTTTTAGCCTTTATAACGCTTGTAAGCCATTGCTTAGTTTCAGTAAAGTTTCTATCAGGTAAGTGAGGCCATATAGCTACCCTATCTCCGGTTATAGTAAGGGTAGGAGATTCTGCTGAAAAGGCAAAAGTATAATTACCGCTTATCTGAGCCACTCCTGTAATCTCAATAGAGATTGTCATTATCTGACTTTCTAAAG